TGGAAATGAGGTGATAGTAGGCACTGTTGTCTGGTTTTCAGTTGCGCCGTTGCTTTGCTAAGGCAGGACAAATGGTATGCGGCGCGAGGTGCGGACCCAATGGGAAACTTTAGTGGCGACTTTGGATGTTCTCGGATTTGAGGGTGACTATTAGTCAACTGAGGTTGACCGAGGTTATCCGAATAAAGACACGGCAGATGCAGGTGGTTGGAATGGTAGCAGCTTGAGTTGTCTCCGAAATACAGATGATGAGAGATTAACACGCACTCAACTCAGCGATGCAATTAGCGATGCGCTATTGTATTACTCAACTCAGTCAGCAGTTAGATATGCAATGTGAAATGATTTAGTTGTTATCTTTTGGATGATACCAAGCGCTAAGCGCAGGTAGCAGGAATAGATCCCCTAGTGGCATACCCCCGCGCAGCCCTTCGTTAAAATGGAATAATCCCGTACTACCCCCCAGTAACCGTTATTCGCGCCGAGAATCGACTCCAAGGGACAGGGCAGCGGGGGTATGCTTCTTCGCCGTAGGCGTAGATACCCCCTCGCATTTTTTTGACTAAATTAACGATCAATTAAGCTCTTTTCTGAGCGGCAAAAGCTAAAAAAAACTGTTATTAGTCATTTTTGATCGGAAAGTTTTCGTAAAACACGGGTTTTCTCCGATGCAAAAACTTAAAAATATAAGAAATTCAAATACGGAAGACAGATAACCCCTTGACACACTAAAGTTTGACCCATAAGTTCTCCTCAGGTTTCCTTCCGACGACACCTTCGAGAAACTTCTCCAACTCCCTATCCACACGTTCATCCTTGAGCACCTTAGCTGCGCTGTCTACGGACTGAGCCATCTGTTCTACCCAATAACCACAAGCCATAGACAGAGCGTCTAACCTATCGTCGTGCCTAAGTGAACCTTTGTCACGAGTTAGTCTTGACAACTGGTACATGAGGAGATAACTAAGGTTGTCCGCAGTTGATCCCCCTCTTTGACTTAGTGTTTGGTAATCTTTATTTATAATCTTCGGATCTAGGATTAACCTATGACTATTCAAAAGTGGTTCTAAAGTGTCTATAATCCTTAGTTCTTTCTGTTTGTTGTGTCTTACTTCTTCGATTGTGACAGGGTATCCGTACTCTGTAAGGACAGGTTTTAGGAGCTGACAAAACATACCATCCCCGAAGTTAGCCTCGATTATCACTCGGTTAACTTTGTTGTCTTTAGCCAACCGTGCCAAAGATTTTAATGTCTCTTTGTCGTACCCACCCTTAAATCCTCCAGCATCTACAACAAATAACTGACTAGCGAGGATCTTTACTACAGCATAGCCTGTCTCGTCTTGTCCTCGTCCAGAGGGGTCAATCGCTAGGACAGATCCGGTGTATTTCTCGTGTCCCTCCATGACTTCCATGGGTTTATAGTAGTAATCTCCGCTAAACCCTACGTTTGGTATGTCTTTTATGATTAAATCGGGGCTACTGGCCCACACCAGCTTAGGAGAGGCAAACTCTGTGTCTAATGGGTGGACAATAAAATCACTAAGCTTCAGAGGATACCTCTCAAGGTCACTCAGGCGGCTATCCAGCATAAACTGGAGGGCAAACCCAGCTTTACCGTAGGATGCCTCGCGTTCCTGTAGGTCAAAATCGTTAAAACGCTCGGGATCTACGGGATCACCTGCCTCAACCTCCTCCATTCTAGAGGTAATTAGGGGTGCTAAGCGATTACCGTAGATCTCCTTGGCCTTACTGGGGTATCTAGCTGGCCAAATCATGGTTTCGTAACCGCGCTCCAGCAGTGAATTGTATAGTGTTTCTTCTGATTGTGGTGTTCCCAGAAAGATAATACGCCCCTCAGGCTTCAAAATAGCCTCAAACTCTTTCACTGTCTCACCCAGCCGATCACGCATGAGCTGGGTCATGCTGTTATTGGCCGACTCAACGTCATCAGCAATGATGATGTCAGCGCGGGAACCAGTGAGCTGCCCTGTGATCCCCACTGATTTAACGCTGGGTGCATGGGCGGCAGGAGCTGGGCCTACATCAAAGCTAATCTTAGAGGATCTCTGGTCTTCATGGGGCTTCAGATGCTGCAATATGGGCATTTCTGAGATAAGCCTAAGGGTAAACGTACTAAAGTCGTCAGAACGGGTCTTAGAGGCAGAAACAACAAGAAAATTTAACCTTGGGTTTAGCAAAAGCTGATGGCACACGAATGCACTGGTAATCCATGACTTACCTACACCACGGAAGGCTTGAATAACGATACGCCTTGGGCCATCCTGCAGGTACTGAGCTATGTCATCTTGTACTGGCGTAGGCTTAGGAAGGTTTAAATGCTTCCATACCAGAAAGAGAAAATTTCGGAAGTCCTTCAGGCGTGGGTCGATGGCCTGTTGTGATGGCTGTTTCTTGGAGCTAGAACGGGGCATAGAGACGTTTTTATTGTGTGGTGGTACTTAGAGGCATATGAAAGAGAAAGACGCTCAGAATGGCCCTGAGAAGCCTACATTCAAGATTCGGGTAAAAGAGCGCAAACTGGGGCGCTATAAGGCTATGGGATTGGCCCATCCTGACGGTCTTATTGAGATTGATCCTAGAACCCCACCTAAGGAGTATTTGGATACCCTTATTCATGAGCTTCTCCATCAAGCTCGTCCGTCATCGTACTGGGATGAGGAGGCTGTGTGGGAGACTGCGGCAATACTAGCTGAACATTTGTGGAAGGCTGGGTTCCGCAAAGTGGATTTAGGGTGTCCCGAAGAACCTGAAGAAAAGAAATCCAAACCTTAATACTGGTGGAAGACTTACCAAAATTAGCAAACAAAGAACTCAAAACAATATTATCGGGGGTGTACCCTTTTTTAGTATCTATACGATCTAAGCTAGCTAACTGAGGGTGTCTCTTAAACTCAGAGTTCTTCAAGAGTGGAACCCTAGTCCAAAAACATAGTCCTTCTTGGTCTTCCCACATTTTTTCTATGAGTTCTCTGGTTAGCCCTTTATTTGGAATGTTGTCGCTTATTTTACGAGAACGGGCAGATTCTATAAGGCGATACCACCAACGGTTGCGTCGATATTTTCTAGATGAAGCTCTGTTAACCTGAAGAGCTTTTTCGGATTTCTTTTGAGTCGATGATGCTGCCTTTTTCGTCATAGGGTAGCTCCTCTAAGATATTCACTAATGGTGACGACGCCGCTGGAGATATTGTTATATTATTATCCTTCAACATTTGTCGAGCAACATTTAGGTCTGTAGGAGTAGCAGTACCTTCCTGAATGCGGGTCAGCAGTTCTGACGCTAGTGATTCGTGAATCTTTGCTAAGGTTTCTTCGGATAGGTCACTCATTAATTTTACTTTCGTTTTTTCGTAGGAATGCGAAGGTCTCGACGTTGTTTTCTTATGCTTTCTTTTTCTTGAGAGCCTTTTTCTGGAGCTGTAAATCCGAGAGATTTTAGCCGTTTTGAGGGATGAACATCCCCAGAATTTATCATAGCTTGAATATCGAGTACATTTGCTAATTTTTTAGCTCTTGCAATTTCTTTGTTTCTTTCTTTAAGCTTACTTTTAGAAAGATTTTTTTTAAGCTGACCGCCGCCACCTTTTATGTAAGATTGTTTGTTAACTGGCATTTTTAGTTACTTTCAATTCTTTGTTCTAATTGGTTAATATAAAGACCCAAGGCTTTAACAAAAGCTGCCCCCTCTTCAGATTCCACCGCCATCTCCAAGCCCTTCGGATGAGCTTCCGCTATCTCCTGAAAGCCGTTCAGCTTCACGCTGACGCAACCTCCGCTCGCGAGCAGCAGCAATAAGATCAATGAGCACTTTATCTTTTTCATCTTTTCGTTGTTGGGCAGCTATGGCTGTTCCCAAGTCTCCTAGCCGCTCCAAAGCATCCACAATTCGTGGTATGGCTTTGGCAGCAGCTAGAAGCTCGGTGAACATGGTAGCGAACCATTTTTACTAAGGCCGATGAGTTACGTCACCGTCTTTACCAGACGATGCGTATTCCTTCATAGCGTCCACGATTCCCTGTCCTCCGATGTAGGCAGGGACGATTATAATTACAGCACTAACCACTTGCTCCGTTAACTCAGGAGAAAGGTTGAGCCATTCAGTAGCGGCAACAGTCAAAAGACCGCCGATCGCCATCCATAGTTTCCTACTTTTTAGTTTATCTTTCATGTTAAGATCCTATGATTTTACTTAACGCAACACCACCGCCTGCGCTTCCAGCCCCTACAGCTCCTAAAAGCCACCATTTAAAAGTTTCAAGCCTTTCGATGCGTTCTTCATGCTGATCTATCTTGGTTAAAATCTTTTCTAATTTTTCAGTGTTACCCACTTGTCTAGCTTCCATTCTTGTTAGAATAGAATCAAGCGAATTAGGATTTGGAATATAATCTGCCATCTAACACCTCCAACGTCTTCGAGCTGCTTTACCGCGTTCGCCTGTCCAACCTCGACTTCTAGCACAAAATGAACGTCTTCGTCCTGCAGCTTTACTGCCTTTTTTTACTTTGCCAGTAACAGCAGTTTTTAGTTTAGATCCTGGGTTTGCTCTTCGATGTGCAGCTACACCTTTAGCTGTCATTCCTGCTCCTTCTTTAACAGACCTATAATTTCTATTTGGCCCTTTAGTAGTTTTAGGAATGCGTTTTTCTTGTTTACGTTTTTTAATAAGTGTAGCCATGTTATTTCTTTGGTTAACAGCCGCAGCCGTATTTTTTACCTTTTTTCTTTTTCTTATTCGGCATCGTTATTTTCCTTTTGTTCGTTTTCTATTCGATCTAAGTCAGCCTGTGTATTTGGATCTAGGGGCCATTCGGGCCTAATTTTATCAAAGTCTTCGTAGGTTTCCGCAGCATTATACGCTACCTCTAGCCGATCCGCTTCCGTAATTACAGCAGCACGGAACGCTGCCCAATCATCAGCTACCGCTCGGCTACGCTCTACACTAGCAATAACCATCCAATCAGAACCAGCCAACAGCTTGCCAGCGGTATCCTTGGTTTTCATTACTGCGTTAGACTTCTCACGATCAACTGGCGCACGAACTACTGGTGGTTCTTCCGGCGTCACCCAGCTTATACCTTGCGCTTCTTTGTCGGCAGGTGTGGACACCCGAAGCCAGTTGGCAGGGAATGAAATGTTGTTATGAGAAAAGGCTTTGTCTAGCGGGAGTGCGCGTCCTTCTTGTGTAGTATATGGCATGATTAAATCCTATCTTGCGTTGGCGTGTTTAAATGGTGATTCGGCAAAGGCAGCATAGATGTAGGTTCCCCCAGATGCGTTTACTTCATTCTGCGAGCTTCTTACCTTGAACCCGTTCGACAAGAAGTCGCCACCTTTAGTTGAGTTGGGAGATTCAGGATTAGAATAGTTAGGCTCAAGCTGATGGTCTACTGGGTTATCCGTGTCTCTGGCTGAATCAAACATTGTCCAGTGTCCGGTAGAATCAATGCGCTTCACCATCCAGAATCCGACCTTAAATCCAGTGTAAATAAATGGGTCGGAACCTCCCGTGTATTTGCCGAACTTTGAATAGCCCTCAACGCCAGCCCACCCATAGAGAATGTAATCCTCACCAGTGCCGTTGCTTGGGCCGGAGTTTAGGTAGTGACCGTAAGAAGCACCGCTGTCGTAATCATTTCCAACGACAACCTTATGCTGCGACCCGCTGACCGAAGTTGAAATTATGTCGTAACCCTCATATGGGGTGTCGGCGGCGGCAGTGCTGTTCAGCATGAGGTAGTCATTGCTGGTCAGGTCTTTGTGGTAAACAATCCAATCACCATTATCATAACTGTCGTTATTCGTTCGCGCCTTTGCTATAACGAACTCCAGAGGAACACCGAGGCTATGGTCAAGTTCTTGGGTGTCGCCAGACGTAGAGCCATCACCAGAATAGCTTATTATCGTGAAGCCAGCGGCAGCGTTGTACTTCTCAACAGGATCACTCGCGCCACTATCGCTAGTCAGTGTGGCTGTATCACTACCGTTGTAGCTTGTAGTTGCCGACTTCAGAGTATCGCCATCGGCCCATCCGGTTGGGGGTGAGTAGTTGGAGCTAGTGCCGTCATCGTTGGAATAGTTGTTGGTTGTCCACTCCGATGTAGTCCCGTCGAGAATTGTTATCTTCTGGTCGTTCAGGTAGTCGTTGTAATAGTTAGGGTAGTCATACTCTTGCCCGTCACCAGAAGTGTCGTAATGCCATTTTACCGCTATTGCATTTAAGTCAGCGCACTCTAGTGTGTAAGTCTGTTCGGAGATGTCAGACATATT